GATCCAAATTCTGAATCATAAAACAATAATACTGCATCATCGTGTTCTTTTAAGTATGCACTTGCCATAAGCAGTGCAAAAGAAGTTTTAAAATGTTTAGATGGACCAGCTAATACTGTTAAACCAGATGTTAAGCCTCCATCAACATCACCTGCTAAAGCGACATTTACCATTGGGACGTCAGTAACAACTACGTCCTGTTCTTTAAAGAAAACCGAATCTGATAAAACATCTGTTGTTTTAATCTTCGAATTCTTCTTTAATTTATCCATTATTCCCATAATCTACCTCCAGTGGCCTTTTTGTGGTTTTAATTGCATTGAGCGTTCAGTCCTTTTCCACCTAGCTATACCTTCAGCTTTTTTCCTTTTGCGTTTTGCAGTAGGTTTTTCATAGAATTCTTTTCTACGAACATCTTGTAAGATACCCGCTCTTTCAACGGCTTTCCTAAATTTGCGTAATCCAACATCGAATGGCATTGGTTTTGGTGGTCTTGTATCCTTAGGATTTTTATTTTTCCTAGGAGTTAAATCTATACTTGGCATATTCCTCTCATTATTTATTTATACAGGGTATATTATACCATAAAATCGGACAATTGTACATGGTTATTTCCCCATTCTTTTCTTCTATACATCTCTGGAGAGAGATGCACCGATGAAACGCTTTCCATTTTTTCTTTAGCATAACGTTCACCATTTAAAAGTAACCATTCCTCAGGATACTTTACTCTTTGCATTTTAAGTTCGTCCATTATACGGATCCACTCATTCAACGCTTGAATTCTTTCTTCGCGTGATCCCCAAAATGGTTTACCTTTATAGTAGCCCGTTTTGGGTAATTTGCGTTCTTCGTGTTCTATTGGCCATGGAGTTGAATATTCAACAATTAATCCATGATGTTCTAATTCCTTTCCAAATATATGAAATTTAGTTAACATTTCTTCTATATTGGCATTTAATCTGCATACGTGATGTCTTATATCAATATTACCAAACGATAGTGTAACTCTTTCTAAGTTTTCACATTGCTTAAGATGGTTTCTAACATATTCAAAATTAGTTTGTATTTGTCCATTTAATGTAAGTCCATCTGTTTTAATTACCATCGATCGAAACGGAGCATAAGCTGCAGTATGAGAATCACCTATCGTTAAATGTCTCATATCTAACATATCTGTTGAACGTAGTGTTATAGCAGTTTTACATTTTTCTGTAACAGTATCACACCAATCTTTATCTTTTACATCTTTCCTACATTTTAGCATTGCACCATAATCTGGCATATCGATATCTAAAGAATACAATACTTTTGCTTCTAAAAAGTTGTTTATTCTTTGTTCTAATTTATCATCAAATCCAGAAAATAAATTTAGAGATCCTCCGAAATTTACACCATGATCGAGATATAACACTTCTACAATATCTGCATCGTGATTGATATCAACTCCTAAATTCTCTGACCACGTTCTTGCCCAACCATATCCATGACTATTCTTTTTACGTGGTATTTTATTAAATGTTCCTGTTATCATTTTGATCTTTCTCCCATTTTCTAAAACTATCAACTACATCATATATTCCTTGATTTTCTAATATTGGTTCTGCACCAACATTCCAAAATAATATATTTCTTCCTGTATTTTTTGGAATATATCTCCATGCTTTTGCATCATATGTTCCTATACTTGGAAATGGAGGCATTTCTTCTTCTTTAATCGATTTTGTGAATGCTTCTGGTGCACTAATAATATTAGCTCTTCCAGATTCTCCTGCTTTCATATTCCTTGCAACTGCAATTGCAGTAAATTTAGCATTTGGCCATGCGATTTGAAGTGCTCTCGAAAGCACTCCTGTAGATATAACTGTATATACTTCATCTGGTTCTGGTATACTTAGCGCAACTTTAACTAAACCTGCTGTAACCATTTTATGTTTTAATCCTAATGGTACAAAATATGAACCATGTTTCTTTGCATCTTCTTGAGCTATTTTATTTAAGTTTGGCATTGCAGCAATTCTTTTAAAACATACCGCAGCTCCTCTTTCTATACAACAAGCTTGATGATGTGATATTCTTTTACTCGAAGGCATAAACAATCTTACATCTTTATTCCATCTTTTTGCAACATCAAGTAAGCTTACACCTGCTAATCCTGTACGTGGTTGTACGTAAGTAATTGAATCTTCTTTGATCGTACTCATTAAACAATCACCACCTCGTACTTTTGTTCCTGTAATAAGATCATCTCTTACTACGCGAATACCATCGTGTATTGTTTCTACTATTGGTGGATTAGGATCTTCCCAATCTTTAGCTAAATCTAAATAATAATCAATAGCTTCTTGGGGATCCATCATACCAAGATCTTTGTTAAATCCATCTTCAATGTGTTTGTTATGACTCAAGTTTAAACTCCTTTGGAAAAATCCAATCTCTTGGAATTCTTTTTGTTGGTCTCTTTGCTCCATGGGAAATTGCCATGTGCTTATAAAAGAAACATGTTTTGTCTTCTATATTTAATAATTTTTGTGTGTGCATAGGATTACGAGGATCATTAACTAATTCTTCCATTTGTTCCATCCATAATTCTGCAGCTTCGTTTTGTGGTATAAATTTACCATCTACGATATCATATTTTACTTTACCGTTTAAGTTTTTTCCACCAAATATTTGTTGCATTCCATCAAAATGTCCTGTTCCACCGAATAACACAGATTCTGGATCAACTTGATCTGGCCATGTCATTGCCATATATCTTGCAAAATTCTTACATGGGTACAATGGAGATCTAAATCCTTCTTCTTTAAAATATGTTTCAAATCTTTTTGCAAGTTCCATCATAGTCCAAGGTTTTTGTCTTTCATCTAGTACATGTTGCATCTTATGTGCACATTTGAGTGGTGCTTCTATTAACCATTGAGAAACCTTCGTACCTTTAGGATAATATATCTGAAATAAATCAGATCTTGCATGTCGATTTCTTTCAAATCTTTGTCTTAATCCTTCTTGTCCATTATCGTATAATGCTTTAAATGTTCCCCAATGTTCGTTAGAGAATGAATATGCAATTGTATACCATATTTTATGGAAGTTATCTATTGGTCTTTGTTTAAAAAAATCAACATAAGGATGTTCGTGCCAATGTAATCTGTGTGAGAATATTTGGAAATCATCTCTTAATAAATCATCTTTTCGTTCATCAAACTTATCACAAAATTCAAAGAACTTTGCTTTACGTTCATCGAGTGTATATTCTTTCATCCATGTTTCTGTAGGTTTCTTTTTCTTCATAGGAACCTCAGAAGTGTTTGGATATATTATATTATTTTCGTTAGGAAAAAGTACCATAAGATTTTACCATTGCTTGATATTCTTCAACACCAATATTATTTTCATTTAAAACTTTTAGATCTGAAGGATGAGCTGTTATTCCATTGAATGTTTCTACCAATCCTAAATCTAACATTGCTTTTTGTCTTCCACGTGGATGATCTTTGATTTCGCTACTTGACCATATTTTATCATAATCTAAATGCGAATAATCTGCACCAGGACGAATATAGTTTTCAACCCATCGGATATAATCGCAACATACATCTTCTGCATTATATGGAACACTTCCAGTATCTTCATATATCTGTATCATTACTTCATCTAAAAATTCTTCTTTCTTTAATTTATTATTGTTTGTTGCTAAGTACGAAATACATTCTACTGCGTTTGTACCATAATAAAACATACTTTCTCTATTCACAAAATGCGGAAACCAATCTGCAATATCTGCAACAACAGCTGCATATTGAAATGCGTATCTTCGTAATCCATGTTCTTGATTCCAGCTTAACATAAATTCACCAATCTCTCGAAGATCTTTTCTTCCTGGAGTTGCTAAATATACAGCTAGAGCTTGAGCAAGTTTAGGAGCATATTCACATAAGAAATAATCTCCACCTTTTTTGTATTCGTTTGTAGGTTTTGGAAATGCAGGAAATTGATATCCAACCGAAGTATAAAATGGTTTACCTAATTTACCTTCTGCTTTAATAATCTTTTTCATATCTTCAATATTATCTGCTAAATGTAATTTAAATAATAAAGTGTTATGATATCCTGAAGGTTTAGTTGCATAATTAATCGCACTTCCCGTAACTCTGTGTAATATAAACAAGAATAACCATGTATCTAAACTATGTAATTTTCCTGTCCAATTATTTGCTACAAGTTCCCGCTGGGGTGTGGCCGCGCCCGCCTGCATGCGGGACCAATAAGGATGTTTATCTGTCCATCCGTAAAATATATCATTAATAATTTGTGAGAATCCTG